CAAAGGTCAATTAAAGAACTTTGGTCAAAACTCTCTTGATATTAAAGGCATACAAAATATGTTTTCAGGTAGAGGCGAAATTGAAAAAGCCTTTACATATTCTATGAAAGATTTAGAGATGGCTATCAAGAAGTTAGGTAAGAAAGATTTAGATAACATATTTGGTAATGGTAAGTCTTTTATGAGTTTAGAGGTAATGTATGTACCAACTACAAATGTTATACCTTATGGAATTAATATGTTAGTATTTCACGGTACTATGACTTATAACGAAAAAGGCGAAGCAATAGGACAAAGTAAATCTGCAGGTTCAAAGTTAACAAAGTTAATTAAGAAAGTCAATGGAAATGTTCAAAAACATTTTGATATACAAGCATTGCCTAATACTAAGTTACCAAAAGTAAAAAATTATGAAGCTAAAAAATCTACATTTTTAAATAGAGTGAATAAATTACAAAAACAATATGGTCTCGCAGATTCAGATACAGCCGGTGACTATCATCAACATTATTGGTTAGAGTTTATTTTATCAGGGGCAAAATCATCTGATTATCCTAATCCTACAGATAATGTTTTATATAGTTTGATGAAGAGATGGGCGTTTTTTGATAAATCATATAAGATACCTACAATTAAAAAAGATTTAAAAGAATATCCTAAATTTTTACAATGGGTATTATCTGTAGATAAACAAGACCAAACTAAAATATGGAAAAAGAATATATCTGTGTTTGAAAGAATATTTCTTGACTTAGGTGCAGAAATACTATCTAATATGGAAAACTTTTTATCTGCGAATCCTACAAAAGCCGCAGTTACGATGAGACAAGAATTAGCAAAAACAATAAAGAAAATACGTTCAAGTAAAGATTTGAGAACTATAGATATGATGAAAGCACAACTTGAAAAAGTTCAATCTATGGGCGGATTTAAAAAGTTAGTTCCTACAGAAGGAATTACTTTTATGTTTAAAGGTAAAGTTTACAAACTAACAGGTTTGTTCGCACCTATAAATCAAATACTTGGAATGTTAAAATACACAAGGTGAGTTATGAGTGATTTTGATAAAAGTGGTAAAGAAAGAGTTCGTGAATATAAAGCAATGGAAGCTATTCTAAGAGGAGAGACTCCGGAAAAAAGAATATTTGTCGGGTACAAAGGCGAAGCTCAAAAGCAAGGCGATATTGAAAGTCCATTGACCGAGATAATGAAAGATGTTCGTATGCCAATGTTTTGTAAAAGTTGTGACAGAATTATGAACAAGAAAGTAGATGATTCAGCATGGGCGCAGTTTGGACATTGTTTTGATTGTCAAATAGAGTTTGAAAATAAAATGATAATCAACGGTACATATGATGATTGGAGAAAAAAACGAGCTATACAAAATAAGATATCTGAATTAACAGATAAATTAGATGGCATAGAAGAATTTCGTTCACAAAGTGTTGTAAAACATTACAATGCTATAAATCCTGAAATGGGCGCTTTAGATGAAGAGAAATATGAAGTCGCAGATAAAGAAGAGTGGAATGAAAAAATTGATGAAGCATTAGCTTTTTATAAAAATGCTATATCTAAACTTAACACACAATTGGAGGAATACAATGAAGTGGATTAAATATGTATTAGGCATTCTTGGAGCTGTTGGTGCGTTGTTTGCAGTTAATAAAGCAAAAAGTAAAGAAGTACAACAACTTAAAAAAGTTATCGATGATAACAAAAAAGAAGAAAAGAAAGTTGAAAAGCAAATCGTAGAATTAGAAACTGCTAAGAAAGCTTCTAAAAAAGAAATTGGTAGTATGAAAAGAAAACTTACTATGTCTAAAAAGAAAACTAAGAAGATGCAAGAAGTTTACGACAATGATGAAGTAGAATCAGCAGAAGACTTTCTAAGAAAGTTTGCTAAAAAATAATGAGATTCAGTATGAAAATATTAAAATATTTCTTAATATCTTTTTTTGTAATGGGTGCTCTAAAAGGCCAAGAGATAAAGAAAGATGGAAAAGTAGTCACTACTTTTACACAAGAACAAGCATTAGAGATGTTAAAAGCACGTGATGCACAATGGGAAAGTAAGTTAGCAAAAGCAGATTCATTAATAGAATCACAAAAAGTAGTAATTTCTGATTGTGAAGCAGTTGTTGTTAAGTTAGAAGAACAATCAAATTTAGATAGTTTGATGTTACTCGCTCAGAGAAAACGAATTGATTTGTTAAAAGTTCGTGATGAAGCTAATGAAAGATTAGTAGAATTAGTTGAACCTAAATGGTACGAAAATCAGTATCTTTGGTTAGGAATAGGATTTATATTAGGGAAGATATGAAATCAACTGATTTAAAAGAAGTATTACGACAAGAATATATTAAGTGTGGTAATGACCCTTCATACTTTATTACAAAGTATTGTGTTATTCAACATCCTATTCGTGGTAAAATACCTTTTGAATTATATCCATTCCAAGATACAACACTAAAAGAATTATTACAACACAAGTATAATGTAATTTTAAAAGCAAGGCAGTTGGGTATATCTACTTTGACCGCAGCATATTCATTATGGTTGATGACATTTAGAAATGATAAAAACATTTTAGTTTTAGCTACAAAACAAGATACTGCTAAAAATCTTGTTACAAAAATTAGAGTTATGCACTCTAACTTACCTAATTGGTTAAGACAAGCTTGTATTGAAGATAACAAATTGTCTCTACGATACAAAAATGGTTCTCAAGTAAAAGCAGTTTCATCAAGTGAAGATTCAGGTCGTTCAGAAGCACTATCTCTATTAGTATTAGATGAGGCCGCATTTATAGACAAAATTGATACGATATGGGCTGCGGCTCAACAAACATTATCAACAGGTGGACAATGTATTGCGTTGTCTACACCTAATGGTGTTGGAAATTGGTTTCATAGAACTTGGGTAGATGCGGAAGAAGGTGTGAATGGATTTCATCCAATCAAGTTACATTGGACCGTTCACCCTGAAAGAAATGAAAAATATAGAAGAGAACAAGATAAATTATTAGGACCCGGTCTTGCCGCACAAGAATGTGATTGTGACTTTTTAACTTCAGGACAAATGGTTGTAGATGGTACTATTTTACAAGAATATAAAGACAATCAATGTATGGACCCAATAGTAAAACAAGGAATAGATTCAAATGTGTGGGTATGGCAACAACCTAACTACAATAAAAACTATATAATGAGTGCTGATGTTAGTAGAGGAGATGGTTCTGATTATTCTGCATTTCATATATTAGAATTAGAATCAATGGAACAAGTAGCAGAGTATCGTGGTAAGATAGGAACTAAAGAATTTGGTAATTTATGTGTTAATACTGCTACAGAATTTAACGATGCGTTGTTAGTTGTTGAAAATAATAATATAGGATGGGCCGCTATTCAACAAATTATAGATAGAGGATATCAAAATTTATTTTATACAAGTAAAGATTTACAATATGTAGATGTAGAACATCAAATAACTAATCGATATAGAGCTGAAGATAGAAATTTAAAACCCGGATTCTCTATGACTATGAAAACACGACCACTTGTTATTGCTAAATTAGAGGAATACTTTAGGGAAAAGGCAGTAATTGTCCGTTCAAATCGATTAATAGATGAGTTGTTTGTATTTATATATAATAACAATAAAGCACAAGCTATGTCCGGATATAATGATGATTTAGTTATGAGTTTTGGGATAGCATTGTGGGTAAGAGATACGGCATTAAGATTGAGAGCAGAAGGCGTAGAATTAAGTAAGAAAACTATTACTAATTTTTCTAACCCTAATCAATTAATGTACACACCAGGAACTAAAGAAGATTCTTGGAAAATTAAAATAGGTCCAAAAGAAGATACTGAGGACCTTCAATGGTTATTATAGGAGTTAATTATGGCTGTAGATAAAACATTATTTACAAGACTACGTAGATTGTTTTCTACTAATGTTGTCGTTAGACAAGTTGGTGGTAAGAAACTTAAAGTTTCTGATACCTCAAGAACACAATCGAGTATAAAACATCAGTTGATAGATAGATATCAAAAGATTTATTCATCTGCTAAGCAGTTTGGGTATGACGGTGGTGCTATTATTCAACAACAACGTTTAGGTCTTTTTAAAGACTACGAATCAATGGATTCTGATTCCATTATTTCTTCCGCGTTAGATATCTATGCTGATGAATCTACTATGAAAAATGAATATGGAAAAGTTTTAAACATTGAAACTGATGATGCTAATGTTCACGATATCTTACATAATTTATTTTATGATGTTTTAAATATAGAATTTAATTTATGGCCTTGGGTTCGTAATATGTGTAAGTATGGTGACTTCTTTTTATTTATGGACATAGATGAAAAATTTGGAGTTACTAATGTAGTTCCTATGAGTCCTTATGATATTTCAAGATTAGAAGGCGAAGACCCTGAAAATCCACATTATGTAAAATTTCGTATGACACCTGTTGATAATGTTAAACATACTCAATACGGTCCACAACACGATGATTTAGAATCATTTCAAGTTGCACACTTTAGATTAATAAGTGATGCTAACTTTTTACCATACGGTCGTTCTACATTAGAAGCAGCTCGTAAAGTTTGGAAACAATTAACTCTTATGGAAGATGCTATGTTGATTCATAGAATTATGAGAGCACCTGAAAAGAGAGTATTTAAATTTGATATTGGAAATATACCACCCGCAGAAGTCGAAAACTATATGCAACAAGTTGTAAATAAAATGAAGAAGACTCCTGTTATGGACCAACAAACGGGTGATTATAATTTAAAATATAATATGCAAAACATTACAGAAGATTTCTTTATACCTGTTCGAGGAGGAGATTCAGGTACTTCTATTGATACGTTGAATGGCTTGAGTTACGATGCTGTTGATGATATTGAATATTTAAGAAATCGTATGTTAGCATCATTACGTGTACCTAAAGCCTTTCTCGGATATGAAGAAGGTGTAGAAGGTAAAGCAACTCTTGCGGCTGAAGATGTTAGATTTGCTCGTACAATAGAAAGACTACAAAGAATTATTGTAAGTGAATTACATAAAATAGCTATTGTACATTTATATGCTCAAGGTTATCGTGACCAAGAGTTAGTAAATTTTGACTTAACACTCACTAATCCGTCTACTATATATGAACAAGAAAAACTTGAATTGTGGAATACTAAGACGGGTTTAGCAGATTCTATGTTGAGAGATGGTTTGATGTCTTCAGAATGGGTGTATAAAAATATTTTTGGTATGAGTGATGAAGAAATCAAAGAAAATGACGAAAAAATTATCTTTGATACAAAAAACAAATACAGAAAAGCTACTATTGAATCAGAAGGTACTGACCCGGCAAAAGAACCTGAACAAACAGAAACTAATGATGATGCGATAGGTAGAACAGGAAAAGAATTAAATGGTGTAATGGGAAGACCAAAAGAAGGTCCGAAATACAAAAAAGATGGTTCAGCACGTGGTCGTGACCCAATGGGTTCACACGATTTACGTACAAGTTACGAAAAAGATAACAAAATTAAACATACTTTTAAGAACGGACCGTTGGCTTTGGCTCATTATGATGGTTTAATGCAGGCAATGGATAAAAATTCAAGAGAAATTCTTTCAGAATCAGACGATTTATCGAAAAATTACGAAGAAGAATTAAACTCAGAAAAATAATTTTTAATAAGGACATATTTATATATGACTTAGAAAAGTTGGAGTTAAAATGATTAAACACAATAAAGTTAAAAACACAGCATTTTTGTATGAATGTTTGACAAGACAGATAACCTCTGATGTATTGTCTAATGTAGAACCTTCACCCGCTTTGGCTATTGTCAAAGAATTTTTTAAGCCTACCACTATATTAGGCAAAGAATTAGTTCTTTACAAAGCATTGACATCTAAAAAGCTAAAAAATGAAAATAAAATAAATTATTTAGTAGATTCAGTATTACGTGAAAGAACTAAATTAAATTATAGTGAACTTCGAAGAGGAAAATATAATTTAATAAAAAAGATAACTGAACATTATGAATTAAAAGATTTTTTTAGAACAAGAATTTCAAATTTTAAAGACATAGCTTCTGTATATAAATTATTCGAAATACAAACTAACTCCAACCCTTTCGAAGAAACAGAAATAAGATTTGTTGTTATGGAAAACCTTAAAGACAAAGGTACTCCTAAATCAGAAAAGCAATCTGTTGTTGAAAAATTTGAAAAAGAATCGAAAGATTTAAGATTATTGTCTTATAAAATACTTGTAGATAAGTTTAATCAAAAATACTCCAACCTTAATGAATCACAACGTGATTTGTTAAAAACATATATAAATAACATATCAAATACAAGTACTTTAAAAGAGTTTATGGCTAATGAAATAACTACTCTTAAAGATAAAATCTCAAAGATACATCCTAAGATTGACGATAAAGTCGTTTCTATTAAACTTAAAGAATGTTTAAATGTTCTAAAAAAATTAAACAAAGGAAATGTAGTTAACGAAGAACAACTTATCACTATGATGAGATTCTATAGTCTTTTGGATGAAATCAATGAAGCAGTCGATAAGTCGTAACGAACTAATTGAAATCATAAAAGAGATTCTTCGTGAAATGATGAACGAAGCTTCTGTAACAGGTAATATTGCTGGTTACGAAACTCCAAATGCTTTTTCAGGCGGTCTTGCAAAAAACAAAAAAATGAAGAAAGATTTAATCAAAAAACTTCATATGAAGTTAGTTGGTAAGATTGATGAAAGTAAAGATGATGTAGAGTTAATGAAGGTCTATACTATGAAAGACAGGCCACCATTTAAAGTAACTGAAGCAAAGTATCACGAATATCGTAATGATGAAACTCGTACACCTAAACAAAAGATTTGGCATAATGTTAGAGAAGTTCGTGATAGTTTAATAAAACTTGAAAGAAGTTTAAAACACGCTATTAAGTTAAAAACCGAACAAGGAATGGATTCAAGAACATATTATAAATATGCTAAGAATAGTTTTCCTAAAATACAAGAAAAATTAATTAAAATGGCAAAGAAAGTCGGGGAGTTAAGCGCGTGAGTACATATAAAAAAATGATGGCAGAAGCATTCGGTATTCAAGAAGGTAAAATTGAAGCTCGTGAATTAAAACTTTACATAGATAATGATTCTGCTTTATACAGACAAAGATTTATGCCTATTATAAGAAATTTAAGTAAACATATGGCAAAAGACAGATATAAAGATTCTCTTGCTGTAAAAGCATTTATGTATTTATCTGCTGCAGGTGCTAAAAAATATATTAAAGACTTTGGCGGTGATAAAAATACTTTTTCTAAAGCTGATTTAAAAGCAGTTGCAAAAGAATTTGTAGAAGAATTTAAAGATTCGTATGATAACGAAGAGTACGATTTTATGGGGAGAAAATAAAATGAAAAAATTACTCGTAGACTATATACCTTTTGAAGTTGCTCCCGAAGCAATCAATGAAGCAATGTCTTCTAATGGTAAACTTATTGTAAAAGGTGTTTTACAAAGAGCAGAAGCGAAAAATCAAAATGGTCGTGTTTATCCTATGGAACTTCTTCAACGTGAAGCAAAGAAGTATACAGGTAACTTTATAAAAGAAAAAAGAGCATTGGGAGAGTTAGACCATCCTGATAGTTCTGTTGTTAATCTTAACAACGTTTCTCACAATGTATTATCAATGGATTGGAATGGTAATGATTTACTTGGTACAATCGAAGTATTGACTACACCAAGTGGAAACATTCTAAGAGAATTATTCAAATCAGGTATTAGACTTGGTATATCTTCTCGTGGATTAGGTTCTGTTGAACCAATGAAAGAAGACAAAGATGCACAAGAAGTTCAGAGTGACTTTGAACTAATTGCTTTTGATTTTGTTTCTAATCCATC